TTTTTCCCTTGCCAAGTCCGCAAAAATTCAAGTGCATCCATTCTGAAATCAGTCAACGCTTCTTCATGAAGGTCGAGGGTCGTTCTGGTCTATCGGTCAAGGGTGTTTTCCCTGTTGGTGGTATCATCGATCCAACCTATCGTGGTGAGATTGGCATTGTCTTGGCCAATGTGTCAGGCAAGGACTACAAGATCGCACAGGGAGATCGCATTGCACAGCTTGTGGTCTACGTCGTCAACACGTCATTCAGCCTGAACATGGTAGAAGTAGACGCCATCACGCCCAATTACGAGCGTGGTGAACAGGGATTCGGAAGCAGCGGGGTCTGATATGTCAAAAAACACTGGGTTTGAGATAAAGTCCATTGAAGAGTTCATTGACTATTACGAAACGCTGATTCGATGTCCAATCAGAATCAGCGAAACCACAAATCCAATGAATGAACGTGCGAATTTTGCACACTCACTTGGTGCAGCGTATTCATACGATACGCACAAGGCATGGTTCGGATCAGTAGAAGATCTGCACCTTGTGTCTTCTCATGAGTTTGATGTTCAGAAATTTGACATCAAAGATATCTGTATTGAAGGTTCTGGATTCACTCCGATGAAACTCAGTTTCGCTATGGAAAACATGGTGTTCATTGGCAATGAGTCTGTTGTTGTTCGTGTGAGAATGATGGAAGAGTTCTACACGATTAGCTTGGTAGCTAGCTTGCAACGAACAACCCAAGTCAAACCAATTCTCAAATGCATCGCACCATTCTTGAAGCCAGTCTTGAATGGACCAAGCACGCTTATGCTTGTGTCGAGCTTCGGCGGCTTCAGTACCAAGAAACTTGAAGTGAAACCAGCTAATCACAATAATCAGGACTATCCTATCTGTTGTCATAAGCCAATCAAGAAGCTTCTAGAGAATCTGGCTTCAACAACGATTGGCAACCAAGGACGTTTGAACATTCTCCTTGGTGAGCCAGGAACAGGCAAGACAACATTGATCAAAGCCATTTGTAGTTTGCCAGATGTAACGGTGTTGAATGTGCCATCTGGAATGGCGGGACAACTTTCCAATCCTTCGTTCCTTCCTGTGTTGGTGGATGAAGCAAAGAAAAGCACAATCTTCATCATCGTGATCGAAGATGGTGACAGCTTGATTGTAAAGCGTCACTCAGACAACAACGACTTTGCCAGCACCTTGTTGAACTTCACCTCTGGTATCATTGGTGATTCTCTGAACGTCAAGGTTGTGGTAACAGCCAATACCAAGAGAAACGAGTTGGACAAGGCTTTTCTACGCTTTGGTCGTCTTGGTAACATCATCGACATCCCAGCCTTCCCAGAAGAGGAAGCTAAAGAGTGGGCAAAGCGAAACTCGCTTGAGTCTGAGACGGTCACAGGTTCACAAACCCTTGCTGAGCTTTACGGCTTGGTGGATGCCAAGAGCCACCCAGACGAAATCGAAGCCGAAAGCAACAATACGGCAAAAGCCAAGATAGGATTCTAAGACATGTCACCAATAGCCACATCACCAGTTCGTCGAGCCATCTGGGTTCTTGACGGACAAAACCTCTTCACACGTTTCTTCATGGCAAACGAAACCATGTCCACCAAGTCAGAACCTGTTGGAGGTGTGGTTGGTTTCTTGAAGTTCGTCAACAACATCACACAGAACTTCGCACCTGGCAAGATTTACATCACCTGGGAAGCTGGTGGCGCCTCACCAAGACGCAAGGCCATATATTCTGACTACAAGGCAAACCGTGGCAAGATGAAAGAGAAGAAGCTTGAGAAGATTGCTCGTGGTCTTGGTACGATGAAAGAGATGGCTTCATCCGATGACGACAATCGAGTGAGACAGCTTGGTGTTCTGTACTCCCTGTTGAACACCTTGCCTGTGTGTCAGGTCTTCGTGACGGACACTGAAGGCGATGACCTTGTCAGCTACCTTGTCAAGGACAGGTTCTCAAGTGACCCAATGACCAAAGATGCCCAGAAGATCATCGTCAGCAACGACAAGGATTTCTATCAGCTGTTAGATGACCCATTGGTCAGCATCTACGACCCAGCCAAGAAGGTCTTCTTCAATGCAGACCATGTTCACAAGACGTACGGCATTTCAGCACGTAACTTTTGCCTCGCCAAAGCCCTTGTAGGCGACAACTCGGACAACGTGCCCGGTGTACCAGGGCTAGGCTTCAAAACGGCTCAGAAACGATTCTCAGAGCTTCTAGGGGCATCTGACAAGGATGCGACGATCGACGACATCATCATCGAGTGTCATGCTCGTATGGCTGACAAGAAGACAGCTAAAGTCAAGGTCTTCAAGGACATCGTTGACCACGAAGAAATCATCAAGCGAAACTGGAAGTTGATGTACTTGAACACGTCAGCCCTTTCGGCCAACCAGGTGGAAAAGGTGAACTTTGCAGTTGATGACCATGCAAGCAAGTTGAACAAGCTTGGCTTCATCAAGACGCTCATGGCCAATGGTATCCAGCTTGATATCGACATCGAGCGCATGTGTTCGTCAATGACCCAGAATCTGTTGTTTTCATGAGAGTTTATGACTTGGAATCAGGAAGATAGAGTAACCAACATGATGACGACGACGACAACAGAAGAAGAACAACACCACCAAGTTGAAGATGAAGAGTCCACAAGCTTGGACGAAGCGTCAAGCACGCCAACAGAGACTTCCCACCTGATGACAAAGGTCTTCAACTTCGATCAGAAGTTCCAGGCCAAGATCATTCAGGCTATGATGGATGACCACATGTGGGCAAGCCAGTTTTCAGAGGTTCTCAGTATTGAGTATTTCTCGTACAACTACCTCAAGATCATGGCTAAGAAGTATCTTGGCTACTACTCCAAGTACAAGGAGTTTCCAAGCCAGGAACTCTTCATCTCTATGATGAAAGAACAGATCAAGGCATCTGGAACAGACAAGGTTCTCTTGGATCAAGTCAAGAACTTCTTGCTTGATGTGAAGACAAACAAGAATCTGAATGACCTTCCATATGTGAAGGACCAAGCGTTGTCTTGGTGTAAGAAGCAAGCCTTGTTGCAGGCTTTGGACAAGAGCCTTACGCTTGCTGAGAACGAGGATGGTTACGAGAAGATCGTTGACACCATCCAGAAGGCTGTAGCGGCTGGTAACACCAACACGATCGGCATCAGTCTTGCAGACGACATCGACGCGAGATACTCTGAGACGTATCGTAACACAGTGCCAACAGGCATCCCTGAGTTTGATCATCGCAACATCCTCAATGGTGGCCTTGGTGCTGGTGAACTTGGTATCGTTGTTGCACCTAGCGGTTGTCATGAAAAGGGTTATCAGATTTTGATGTATGATGGCACCTTCAAGAAAGTTGAAGATGTTTGTGTTGGCGATCAACTGATGAGCCCTGACTCATCGCCACGGAATGTTTTGAGTCTTGTCCGCGGGCGCGACAAGATGTATCAAGTTTCACCAAAAAGATACCATAAGCCATTTGTGGTTAATCAGAATCATGTTTTGTCACTCAAGTCTTCTGGTCATGATATGGCAAAATCTAATGGAGAAGAGACAGACATCTCCGTTGTTGCCTTTCTTGGAAAAACCAAGTGGTTTCAAACGAATCACAAGCTATGGTCGCCAAGCAAACCAATTCTTTTTGAGAAAAAAACCACAGAGCTTTCAATTGACCCATATGTTCTTGGGCTTATGATAGGAGATGGTCAACTTTCGCATGGTAGAGTCGAAGTAACAACCGCTGATAGCGAGATTTCAGATGCGCTTTTTGAATTTGCGTCTGAAAGAAATATTGGGCTTAGTAAACACACAAAAGCTGGTAACAAAGCAACTGGTTGGTACTTCACCAATAGTGGTAAGCACAATTCAAAACTCAGAACGGACTTGCGAGAGCTTGGATTGATTGACTGTAAGTCTCAACAAAAATTCATACCAGAATCATATAAAACGGCTTCGGTTGAAGTTCGTCGTCAAATCCTAGCTGGTTTGATTGATACGGACGGCTCACAACACAACAACACGTTTGATTTTTGTGTTTCGTCCGAGAAATTGGCTGAAGACGTGGCTTTTATTGCACGCAGTCTTGGAATGGTTGTACACGAATCAACACGGATGATTAGGTCATACCCGGACAACGTTTATTGGCGCCTGAGTATTAGCGGAGATACTGAACAGATTCCTGTTAGACTCGCAAGAAAGAAGAGTAAACCAAGGAAGCAAATCAAAAGAGCCAATGTAACTGGCTTCTCTCTTGATGAGGTTGGTGAAAATGACTATTTCGGTTTCCAGGTAGATGGAGATAATCTGTATCTCGGGCATGATTTCCTTGTTCATCACAATTGTGGTAAGAGCCACATGCTCGTTGGCTTTGGTGCAAATGCACTCTTGGAAGGCAAGAACGTTGTTCACTACACGTTTGAGTTGAACGAGAGAGTCACAGGAATCCGATATGACTCAAACCTTTTGGGCATCTCATCTACTGACTGCTTTGAGCACAAGGAAGAGATCAAGGCTTTCTACTCAGAGAACCAAGAGAAGCTCGGACAACTTGTAATCAAGTATTATCCAACGTCTTCAATCACGGTTCAGACCATTCGTTCTCATCTTCACAAGTTGAGCACCAAGGGCATGAGACCTGACCTGATTCTCATTGACTACATCGGCATCATGCGTTCATCCGTTCGCTACGAGCTTCCACGTCTTGAGATGAAGAAGGTGTGTGAAGAGGTAAGAGAACTTGGTGGTGAGCTTCAGATTCCTATCTGGACAGCCTTGCAGTCGAACAAGGAAGGTGCTAACTCAGAAGTGGTTGACCTTACCAACATGGCTGAGTCTTATGCTCAGGCCGCCGTGGCTGACTTCGTTCTCGGTTTGAGCAGACCTTCTCTTCAAAAGAGCACAGGCTTGGCAACACTTTTCATCGCTAAGAACCGTGCTGGCATTGACGGTTTGAAGTACAAGGCTTTCGTTGACACAGCACGTTCCAAAGTCAAGATTTTGACCGATGAAGAGTCAGCTTACTTCGATGTCGAACTCGAAAGAGGAAAGCACGAAGAGATTGCGGACTTCATGAGGAAGAAGCTAAGAGAAATGAATAAATCATAATGATTTCAAGTAGTTGGAATGAATTTTGAAAATGTTCTGACCAACGACTTCAAAAGTCAAACAACCGAATCTAGTTACCTAAACTCACCCACACCAAACTCATGAAGGGCACAGTCAGCATGGACTTGGTGTGGATTTTTTTGTCCAAAAATCAGAATAACACACACATGACAAGCAGCCAACTTATCCAAGGTCGTCAAACCTACAAGCCCTTTCTGTACGAACAAGCATACCAATACTGGATGCAACAACAAAACTCTCACTGGCTTGCTCAGGAAGTAAGCATGACAAGTGATATCCAAGACTGGAAGCTAGTTCTGTCCGAGTCGGAGAAGAAGATCATTGGCGGCGTACTAAAAGGATTCATTCAGACCGAGTTGTTGGTCAACGACTATTGGTCAAGAAAGGTTGCTGCTTGGTTCCCTCATCCTGAGATCGCCATGATGGCAACAACGTTTGGTGCATGGGAAACAATCCATGCTGCTGGCTATGCACATCTCAACGACACGCTTGGGATTCACGATTACGACGCATTTCTCTACGAGCCAACCGCCAAGGCAAAACTTGATCACCTTGTTGAGATTGGCAACGACGCAAACACGACTTTGGAAGAAAAGGCTTTGTCCCTCGCAGTGTTTTCTGCTTTTGCTGAAGGTGTTTCATTGTTCTCGTCGTTTGCGATGTTGTTGAACTTCTCAAGGTTCAACAAGCTCAAGGGTGTAGCTCAGATCATCAGCTGGTCAATTTTGGATGAGTCACTGCATTCAACTGCTGGCTGCTGGTTGTTTCGTGAGCTAATCAACGAGAACCCAGATTTGCTTACAGATGACCTCAAGAAGAAAATCTACGAAGCAGCGAGAGTCACTGTTGCTCTTGAAGACGATTTCATCGACATGGTATTTGATGAAACGGATGGTGTTGAAGGCTTGAGCAAACAAGACATGAAGACCTTTATTCGCAATCGTGCGAACACTAAACTGGGTGACCTTGGGCTCAAGAAGAACTGGAAGAACATTGACCAAGAGGCTCTCAAGCGTATGGAATGGTTTGACTTCTTGGCCAGCGGTCAGCAACATCATGACTTCTTTGCTGGCAAGAGTGCTGGTTATGCCAAAGGCAATGTCAATTTTGACATGATGTGGGATGATGTTGATGAATTGAGTTACTTGCTTAGAGAAGATTGATGGCTAGCAGGATGAAAGATAGAGCTGGCGAGATTCACGGCAAACTAACCGTTTTGAGGTTTGATAGAAAAGACACAAAACACAGAACGTTTTGGTTATGTGACTGTTCATGTGGTAATCAAGTAAGTGTTCGTCTTGATATGACTCGCCAATCTTGTGGATGTGTTAGAGCTGAAAAAAATCGATTTCGTTCAGTTGGCAAGTACAGAAATGATGCATCAACCAACACAAAATTAGCTTATCTTGCTACAGCAAGACGAGTATACAAGCTCTACAACGATAGCAGCGAATTGACATTCGAAGAGTTTCTTGAACTAACGTCTCTTAATTGTCACTACTGCAACAATCCACCAAGCAACTCGACTCATTTAGGGTTTACCAAAGAAGGCAAACCAAAAACACACAACAGAAGAAGAAAAAATGGAGAGGCGTACATGGCGAACAATTCGTACTCCAAATACCCAGAAGCGATTTTTGTATATAGTGGTTTAGATCGTATTGATCAAACTCAACTTCACACCAGACACAATGTTGTTCCGTGTTGTAAAACATGCAACTTCATGAAACGCGATATGAATCAAATCAGTTTTCTTTCGCACATAAGCCAAATTTTCAATCACACAGAGACAAAATGAATCTAGAACAACTCAAAACAAACAATGAAGCACCTGCTTGGATGACCGATTCTTCACTTAAGACACTTCAGGGCGGCTACATGCTTCCCGACGAGACTCCAAGGGGGATGTGGCAGCGTATCTCTTCAGCAGCCGCAGAACGCCTTCAGAAGCCAGAGATGACCGAAAGATTCTTTGACCTCTTCTGGAAGAACTGGCTCTGTCCAGCAACGCCTGTGGCAACCAACATGGGAACCAAGCGCGGATTGCCAATCAGCTGCTTTTCGGCATACATCCCAGACAGCGTTGATGGCATCATGACTTCCATGCATGAGATTGCCATGTTGTCCAAGCATGGTGGTGGCATTGGTTCCTACTACGGAGCACTTCGACCAAGAGGATCCAAGATCAAGGGAAATGGTAAGACAGACGGCATCGTTCCGTTCCTCAAGATTCTTGATTCTACTATCAGTGGAATCTCTCAGGGTGGTGTTCGTAGAGGTGCAGCCGCTGCCTATCTTCCTATCGAACATGGTGATTTCGATGAATTCGTGAATATCCGCAAGCCTCATGGAGACGTGAATAGACAGTGCCTCAATCTTCATCATGGCGTGACCGTTGGTGACGAGTTCATGGAGAAGGTCATTAAGGGAGACAAGAAGTCCAGAGAGAAGTGGCGTGAACTTCTCAAGACTCGCATGGAGACTGGTGAACCCTACATCATGTTCCGCGACTCAGTGAATCGTCATCGTCCTGATTGCTACAAACAGAACGGTCTTGAAGTCAGCACAAGTCAGCTTTGCAGTGAGATCGTGTTGTTCAACGATGAGCTTCACACCTTCGTCTGCTGCTTGTCAAGCATGAACTTGGCACGTTGGGATGAGTGGAAAGACACGGATGCGATCCAGGTGGCCACATGGTTCCTTGATGGTGTCATGACCGAATTCATCGACAGAGCTAAACAGATTCCAGGCTTCGAGAATGCTGTGCGTTTCTCCGAGAAGAGTCGAGCACTTGGTCTTGGTGTCCTTGGATGGCACTCGTTGCTTCAATCCAAGATGTTCTCGATGGACAGCTTTGACGCCTACATGCTCAACAACGTCATCTTCAAGAAGCTTCGCGAAGAAGCCGAAAAAGCAACAGCAGACTTGGCAGCTGAGTACGGAGAACCAGAATGGTGCAAGGGTTTTAACAGACGCAACACGCATCTCTTGGCATGTGCCCCAACGGCTAGCAACTCCATCATCTCAGGCGATCAGTCAGCTGGCATTGAACCCTATGCAGCCAATGCCTTCTCGCACAAGACAGCCAAGGGAACCTTCTTGCAGAAGAACAGATTCCTTGAGAAACTCCTTGAGGACAAGGAAATGAACACCGTTGAAGTTTGGAGAAGCATCATCACGAATGAAGGTTCGGTTCAACAGCTTGACTTCTTGTCTGAAGAAGAGAAGGCTGTGTTCTTGACGGCCAGAGAGATGAACATGTTCACGCTCATCAAGCTTGCTGGTGCTCGTCAGAAGTGGCTTGATCAGACTCAAAGTCTCAATCTGTTCTTCCCGGCTAACGCAAGTGCGGACTATCTCAACAAGGTTCACCTTGAGGCATGGAAGTCTGGAGTTCAGACGCTCTATTACTGTAGAGCTAGCAGTGTTCTCAAGGGTGATTCAGGAACTCGTGAGTACAAGCGTGAGTCTTCTGAATGCACTATGTGTGAGGGCTGACGTAGCCAATCCACGGACACCACTTCGCAACGGCTGACTCATAGGTCTCAGGAACAAACTCTCTCATATGAGTCATGAGATATTGCTCTTTGAACTTGTCTTCTGTTAACCAGTCATTAGACTTGTTCTTCTTGAAGACGTTCAAGATGGTCTTGTTTGTTGCATAGAGGCATATCTTGGCAGCACCAGTGTTGTTGCTAACACTTCCACCATCAATCCAATATAAAGCGTATTCCTTGTTTTTTCCAATTGACAAATAGCTTGGACCATCTTCCCAAAAACTGAGTTTGCTTCCAAAGTAAATCGTTGTAGCGTCTCTGCCTACTGTAATCTGAGACGGATGAGACAAATCACCATCACACTCTTGCGAAGTGATCTTGTATCCATGATCAATGAATGAACTAATAACCATTGGTCTCAGTGGGTTTATGGGCGTTTGGTTATCAAACCCTACAAGTGTTCTTCCCTTGTTTCCGTTTTTGGTGACAAACGGACCTGAGTTCAATGGCAACAGGTTGTTGTCCAGAAGCCATCGAGTCTCAGGGAAAGCAGCAAGCATATGATCATAGTTGATTGACTCGACAAGACCAATGTCAACTTCCTCTGTTGTCGTCTTCTTCATCGGTTACATAGCTCAACCAGGTCAGTTGGTTTGTTGTAGACCTCAAGATGAGTGATGAGATAGTCTTTCTTGAACTCTGTCAAAGTCATGTCCTTGCCATTCTTGGTGTACTCGACGGTCTTGTAGTTGATGACCTTGCTTGGTCCGGTTGGGTTGTGTTGTTTGCACAATCTCCAATCAAGAGTTGGCTTCTCTAGGTTTACCCAATACCATGTGGTCTTGTTGGTGTGCCACACATGCTCAAGGTGGTTTGGTCCACCTGATGCCCTTTGTCCATTCAAACCTGTTCCGAACCACTTCATGATCAATGCCCTGTTTGAAATAACCATGCAGAAAGGCAGATCGTCTCCCATTGAAACGTATTTACTTTCTGTATACCAGGCAGTTTCATTTGTGATGGCAGACAAGAAGGAAACAATTCTGCCTCTTTGGTACATTTCATGCGTTGGCCGATACCATCCCAAAGGTTCGTGTGTGCTGACGTTGGTGCCAAACATCGTTGGAAACATCTTGCGCTCCAATAGAGACTGAACAATAGGCTGTTCCAGAACCAATGGATGATAGATGATGGTCTTCGTATCCTGATATCTGTCAATCAGACGTTTCCTTTTGGTGTTAATCTGTATAGGGTGTTCGCCATATCTCATAGGTTCTCGTCTCCAATCAACGGCTCATCATAGAGCCACTTCCGAATCAACTGATGTTCTGTTGGTGCCTTGAACTCTTCAAGATGAATCATCAGGTGATACTTGGCGTAGGCTTCTTCATTGACATACATGTTGTTAACCCTGTAATAGATTTTGTCATCCAATGACACAAGTTTAATACCGTTTGTGTTCAACTTCCATTCAATCATAACATTGCCGTTATGGTAGAATTGAATCCAGCGTAAGTTGTCAGAGTTCTTGAATGGCCCGATTTTTGAATGCGACCAATCGAAACACAGTCGATTGTCATACAGCTTAATAGTGTCTGGCATCCTTGGATTTTGATAACCAAAATGGTGATAAATCCCCTTAACCAAGTCTGACTTGTGAAAGTCATAGAACTGACGCTCCTCAAGATTAAAGAGTTTGCGTTCTTGAATCCACTCTATGGCTTTCTTTGGCCATTCTGTATAAGGCAAGTGTTTACCTTGTTGTAGGTACGTTGTCATATGGAATCAACAACTTACCACAAAACCAAGGCTTGTCAAGATGGTTGGGATGGGTTATAGTTACTCATCATGTACACAGCCGTTGTTCTTACACCTGAGTCACGAGCCAAGCTTCTAGCTGTTGTGGCCACCAACCTTCAAACCATGGGTTCTGGATGGGAAACCATTGCTCATCACATGACCATCTGCCTTGGCCCATATGAGAAAACCATGGGCGAAGTCGTCGTCAGTGAATTCCCAGTTGGCTCACAGGTTACGCTTGAGGTAGTTGGCGCTGCTATCAACGGTTCCGTGTTTGCTGTCAAAGTGGACACGAATATGCCTAGCAAGAACCGTACCAAGCACATCACGATTGCTGTGAACAAGGCAAAGGGCGCAAAGCCTGTGATGAGCAACTACTTGACGGACTGGACAAGTTTCCCCGTGTCTTTGAAGTTGACAGGCGTGATTGAGGAAGTGACTGGACGATGAAAAACAACAAAAACAAGATGGTGTATGCGAAGAAGATGAGGTCACTAAAGCAGTTCATCAACGAATTCATTGACATTGCCTTGGCAGAGCAACAGATGGCAACGGGTGGCGGTTCTGACGACAGAACCGTTGTTCCTCCCAAGAGACAACAGCAGATTGGTGGAAACGGAAAGGTTCAACTTCCAGCTCAGCAGCGTCAGTCGAACGACAATCTTGAACAGATGATTAGTGGCTTGCAAGCTCAGTTCGCAGAAATTGACGCTCACAAGTTGGCACAGAGCAAGAAAGACCCAACGAACAGCAAGAACATCTCAAGGATTTCTGATTTGGTTGCAGAGCTACAGGGTCTGTTGAAGCCTATCCAGGAACAGAACGCTGTTGGTGCTGGTGGAATTGTTGGTATGCCAAACAAGGCTATTGAGCTTGAAGAGAACGCAGACGTGGAACAACCAACGATTCAATTTTTCAAGCAAGCAGTCATGGATGCTGTTGGAGATGCACCATGGTGTAAGGGGGTTGGACTTGGTATTGACAAACGCACAGGTGAGAAGGTTGTCGTTGTCAGCGTTGACCTGAACAAGATTGAGGTTGACGACATCTTGCTGCATGAGATTGCTGAATCGTCAGAAGTTCCAGCAAAATTCATTCGCATTCGTGGATTTGGCAAGATTGTAGCCAAGAAGAAACAGCAGAGCTAAGGATATTATCTGATAATCAGAACTTGATAGTCTATTTACTAGTAACATGGCAAACATCATCACACAGGTTACTAGCAAGGGAATCATTTCTTACCAGTCAGATGGCCCAGCACCAGAGGGTGTTGTTATGGCTTCTGCTAGCCTTTCCGAGACGGTTCCGAAGTATGGAACTTTTACTCCAACGCTATTGTACAGAGGTGCAGATGGTGTTGGTGGTTCTGCTGTTTTTCGCTGGGTCAAGGTTGGTAACTTGGTGACATTGAGTGGTGAAGTTGTGATGAACTGCGCATCAAGCCAGTCGTTTGCTCACTGTGTTGATTTGCCAGAGGAACTTGTGCCTGTGTCTAGATCATTCGGCCCCGGATTGTTGATGCAATCTGGATCTACAGAGGCATTTTATCAGGTTATTTCTGGAGCATATGCAGCGTATGCAGCTCATGCTTTTGCTGATGCCAACCCAACAACGTGGGTTACAGGATCAACATTGCCAGCAATCACTGTCGGCATGGATTTGAGAATCAGCGGCGCTGTTCCTATGTCTGGATCCGCCATTCGAATTCCATTCAGCGTGACCTACCCAACGGCCTGAGTTGTTTATCAGAGAACATCATGACTCTATGATGTTCGGATGACGACATCATCATCATCATCACGTAATCCTATCAAAGCACAAGAAAACAAGGTTGAACTCATTGGAACATATGGAGGAGACCTTACTCATGCTATGTCGGCGTGGACCTCAACGAGCCGTGACATCGACACAGTCAATCCAAAGACTGGAAAGACCAAGAGAGAGCGCATTCCTTCATTGTTGAGGAACCTTGCAGAAAATGGTCATGGAACTCCTTTCGAGAAATCAGCAATTCACTTTCTGGTGACAACGGACATTGCCACACACATTCAGCTTCTCAAGCATCGTGTCGGTGTGTCGATCAACGGTGAGTCGGCTCGCTACTTGGAACTCAGGGAAGACAAGATTTACTCTCCTGTGGACTGGCCAGAGGAAGAGAGGGAGACCTACATCGCCTTCTGTGAAACAGCCTTGGAGGGCTATCACAGCGCCTTGGAGAGGCTAGAGAAACACTACCTTGGCGTTGGCATGGGACCAAAGGCTGCTCGTGATCGTGCCAAGGAATCAGCAAGGTTCTATTTGCCATATGGAAACCAGCTTGTGTGTGATGTTCAGTTCAACTTCCGAAGCTTTGTGCATTTCGTCAAACTTCGTTACTCAAGTCATGCTCAGCTTGAGATTCGTCAGTTGGCTTACAAGATGATGAAGATGGTTGAAGAGACTGGTGACTTCACCGAGAGCATGCATGCTCATGGTCTGTTGATGAACAACGGCAAGGTGAACATCGTTCCGTTCTCGTGAGGAAATATATGTTTGAAATCATACACAGCGACTGTTTAGTCTATCTCAAATCTGTATCTGACAACACGTTTGATTCTATTGTCACAGACCCACCTTATGGACTAAACTTCATGGGAAAGAAGTGGGACAAGGCACTACCAAACCCAGAAATCTGGAAAGAATGTCTTAGGGTTCTCAAGCCAGGCGGACACATGATTGTCTTTGGTGCTCCAAGACTTTATCATCGTTTGACTTGTCAGATTGAAGATGCTGGGTTTGAGGTAAGAGATTGCTTGATGTGGGTGTTCGGGTCGGGGTTCCCGAAGTCCCTGGACGTATCAAAGGCAATAGACAAGGAAGCTGGTGCGAAACGCAAAGTTGTTGGCTATGATGCATCAAGAGCCCGTCCAAACAGGTTATATGAGGGTGGTGCCATTGGCAATGTTGGAGGAACAGGAAAAGCTTCTGATAGAACCGATAATGGAGCAACAATTACGGCACCTTCAACACCAGAAGCTATTGAATGGGATGGTTGGGGAACGGCCTTGAAACCAGCCTACGAGCCAATTTTGCTTGTTCGCAAACCACTTGAAGGTACAGTTTCAGCCAATGTATTGAAGTACAGAACTGGTGCGATTAATATTGATGAATGTAGGGTTGGTGATTTTAAGAATACCACACCAAGTGGTGCAAATCGTTGGAATGCTAGTTTGGCAGAACAAGGCTATCGACCTAACACGTATCAAACAGAGAGTAAAACACCTGATTCACCCGCTGGTCGTTGGCCTGCTAATATAATTCTAGATGAAAAAGCTGGAACCATTCTGGATGCTCAAACTGGAACACTTACAAGTGGTAAGCCAGGTGTGAGAAGAAAGCCACACAGTACAACAGCCATGGCTGGATTGCTTGGTAGAACAGGCAAGCAAGAAATTGGCTTTGGTGACACTGGTGGTGCTTCTCGTTTCTTCTATTGTGCCAAGACAAGCAAGTCTGAAAGAGAGGCAGGACTTAATGGTGCTAAAGACGAGCGTCAAAACAACCATCCAACTGTAAAACCGATATCACTGATGAAGTGGTTAGTCAAGCTCATTACACCACCTGGTGGTACTGTTCTTGACCCATTCACTGGTTCAGGTTCAACAGGTTGCGCTGCTGTGGCAGAAGGTTTCGGCTTTGTTGGTTGTGAACTTGAAGAAGAATACGTAAACATTGCTCGGAAACGTATTGCCAATGCCAATGATGAAACACCGTAGAAAACACAAGGAGCCTAGATTGCCAAAAGACAAATGTGAGATATGTGGGTTGGCAGAGAAGGGAGCCATCGAGCTT